TTTGTTATTTAAGGCCCTGCGGATTATTTCTGTTTTTTTACTCATTTGCGCTCCTGTCAATTGAGTTACGGTTAAAAGCTGCTAGCCGAGGTACTTGCTTATCTTCTCTACGAACTTGTCTTTGGGGTACGCGCCGACAATCTGCTTGTCAACCCGGCCACCAACAAATATAAGAACTGTAGGAATACTCATCACGCTGTATCTCTGAGCAATATCTGGGTAGTCATCAACGTTAAGGGTGCCAACAGAAATATGTTGCGCATGCTCACGGGCAACTTCTTCAATGATTGGAGTGAAGAACGAACAGGGACCGCACCAAGACGCCCACACGTCAACAACCACGGGCTTGTCTGACGAACGTATAAATGCGTCGAAGTTCTTATCAGTGAGTTCGTTCATCGGATGTGCCCTCCATTCAGTCTTTCGCTCCGTCATACAGTCTAGCAACTTTTTCCGTTATCGAGTTGTTAACCTCTTTGCTATAGAACGGGTCAAATTCTGTAGCAACAATAACGTTCGCAATCTCTGGGTGCTCAAAAACAAGAACATTAAAGAACGCCTGACCCAAACGCTCGTAGTGAGTTTTGGTTCTGTGTTCTGCGGCTAAAAGAAGCGACTGAACGTATTCGTGTCCAGAATCAGGCATCTCAACCACTTAAACGGGCGTTGCACAAAAGGCAGAATGAAGCCCACGGGTAAGTCTTGCGATTCTCCATAGGATGTTGACATTCGCCTAACTTTTCAGCAGCATCGTTAGCAGCCATTCTTATGAACTCAGACATAGACATGCCGTTCTTTTCAGCTGCTTCTTTCCATCTCTCATGGTCGACCTCTGTAGTACGGATGAGAACCTGCTTCTGTGCCGGTTCACCCTCACTGCCGCCGGCATTAGGCTTACGGGTTGGCTTCATAGATTGAGCCACTTTCTGCATGGCTGCATCAATATTGTCTTCACTCATCGGGTAATCCCTCCTCAACAACCTCAGCATCGACAATGTCGTCGTCCGGGATGTCTATATTTACTAATTGTTTTGTTCTATTAAGAATAGACTCAACATAGTCCATTGGCATAACACCTGATTTACCCATTAGCTCCAACATCTTGCGTGCTTCTGATTCAGGACTAAATTCCTCAGCTGCTGACCTTGGAATTGCGTCAGCCAGGGTGGCACGGGCTGGGGTGCGCCCACCTACGTCTACGTTGACGTTCAGGTTATTCTGGTCCATGCCTAGAAGCTTTGCGCGCCTATCCATGATGGACAGAACAGAAGTAATGGCTTTCAAGTCTGGCTCTATCTGCACTTCAGTGCCGTCATTCTGCGCGACCTTACGATGTTGCGTCATGGGCCATATTGCTTGCTGTAATGCATCAAGGCGTTCAAGCTCCATTCGAAGTACTTCTGGATAGGCCAATAACGCTTCTCGGTTGAGCTTTTCCAACTGACGACTAATGGCACTGCTGACAGCTTTCATGGTTATGTTGAATCGACGCGCTATTTCACCATGCGGAACGCCAGCCTGACGCATCTTGAATATTCGTAAATCTCGCTCGGCAAGGAACTCACGCGTTAAATTGCTCGATTTTTCAGCCATATGTGTCCTAAGAAGAGTGCTTACTAAATTCTAGTACTACAAACGGCCAATCTGCACCACGAGCCATCTGAGTCGGCCAATCACGCTGGTCACGGGCTCCACGGAAGTGCCCAACGTTGTACACATACCCGCTTGGGTTGGTGGGGTCTGGTGTTAGTGCTAGGCCAAATTCGGGCCAGCGTGACCATACAGACGAACCAAAAGGGCGCAGGTCTCGTGAAGCACCACTACTCCCCAGCGGAGCGTGATGCTCAAGCCAAAGCGCACACTTATATACGTCGCGAATCATGTCAAGATACTTTGCAACTTCTATGGCCAACGCTTCACTCGTACGGGTTCCGTTATCAACGAATGATTTATACATTGGCCCCAGACATATGAGTTCAGGCTTGACCATCTCTATGTACTGCTCTATAAGGATTCTGTCCTTGGCGCTTGTTAGGTCTAAGCCATCAGGCTTTACGAGCAAGTGCGCGTCTACCTTTTTAACCCCTGAGTGACGCATGGCTTGAGCCATGATGCTACGTGACGTACGGCGAATAATCTTCTCAGGGTTTTCTAGGTCTATTGTCAGCGTTCTGATGGGTGGGATTTTCTGAAACGTGAATGGGTGTATCCCAGCCGCTGCACACAATGCGACTTGGCGGGCCAACATTGTTTTGCCGACGCCCTCGGCAGCAACAACCATAACTCTTTCGCCGCGTTCCAAAACACCCGGAATAACCCAATCGTATGTGTCATCATCTGCTTCCTCTAAGAAATCTTGCCACACCACTAAGCGGCCAGGTCTGTCTGATATTTTCGTATCGTCAGCGCTATTAAGCAACAACACGGAACGATTGATTTTCTGCTGAAGTGTCAACTTCTCTTTTGCAAACACGTCTAGAATTTTTTCGAGCACAGTGTCTTCAGGAGTTGGCTCATCACCCTCAACCAACTCAGGGAGGGAGTCTGCACGCTCGTAGAAATCGACAGCCGCTAAATCATCAATTGACTTGCCAGCAACAATGTGGTCAGAGATATCTTTGCCTACGGGCGATACCCATATATTGCATCCACGAGCACCTGCAGCCTTAAGTTTTGCCGCAACAGCGAGAGCATGCTGTCGACCTACTTCGTCATTGTCCGCAACAATTTCAACATGCGCGCCTGCCAATAAATCCGTATACGACTGGTCCCACTTCCCCGCACCACTATCCATGGTTGTGCCACAAATACCTAGGTCAACGAGCGTGTCAGCGTCTTTTTCACCTTCTACAAGCCATACGGGTTCACCTGCAGCAATTGCGTTGACGACTTCAGGCAAGCGATATAGCACGCGTCGCACGGGCGGCTCTTTAAGGTTCCATATGTGCTCACCTGCGCGTTCAGGGTCTGGCTGACGATTCGCAAATGATTTGCCTCCATCATCTAGACGAAAACGAACTTTCTCATAAAGAAGCACGCCTTGTTCGTCATAGTAGGGGTATATCTTTTCAATCTTCTTGCCAACGTTGCGCTTTGCAGGGGCGCTACGGGTGTCTTGCACAAACTTTGGTGCAGGCAACCATTCATCATCGTCTTCGGAAAAAAGTTCACGTGGTTCCATACCGATTGATTTACATATCTCGTCGAGTGAACATGAATTTCCTCGATGACAATGCATTAGCGCAGTACCCTCATCGTTCTGCGAAATAGCAAGAGAGGGGTTGGCGTCGTCGTTACGACACGGACAGCGCGCCATCCACTGATTGCGACCAGTCTGTCTTACGCCCTCTAGTAGGTTTAGGACTGTGTCGACAGGCTTAGAAATTTGGTTCATGAACGGCAACCTTTGTAAATAGTCTTAAGGTGCCATCTGCTTTTCTCTGACGAGCTATCGCGTCTCTTGCTTCGATGTTTAATCCACCCCAGATGCCGTACGGTTCTACCGATGAGATTGCATACTCTAAACATTCAACACGGACATGGCAACCGGAACAAATCTCTTTTGCAACGACCAAGTCACGATAGCGAACTCCTTTTGCATGACGTTCTGGGAACCACCATTCTGTTGGATAACCAGTGCATGCACCATTCTGTGGTGGCTGTTCCTCGAATGGGACAACCCATCGTACTCCGCGTGTGCCCATGTGGCCTCCCTTGATTAAAGAAAGATTACAGGCTTACTGCCAAAATAGCAATCTCTATTCAAAGATTTGAGCAAGGCGACGTAGCCCATAAGCTATTCGACTACTAATGGTTGTTTGACGACCAAGATGTTTTTCGACAAACACTTGAGCTTTACGGTTTGACACGTTGGTGATGTCGTACACCATTTCGCGATAGTCATCAGAATTGACAAAGTGCTCCCATAAATTTTCGTCAAATGCGTCGTACATGTGGAACGTCATTGACTCAAGACCGCTTTTGTCTGCAATTATTTCAAGACGCCAGTTTGTGTTTTTTTCAATTGCTAATAACAAATCTGTCATTGCGGCAACACCATCGTTTTCGAAAGCTGCCTTTACAAACGAGTTTATTTGTCGCTGACGATGAAGTATCCACGCGTCGTCAATATCGTCAATTTCATCCTGAGACATTTCATCAATGCTTATTTCGATGTCGTCGTCATCGTCTTCCCAGTCAAACATATCTTCAGGGAAAAAGTCTCTAGCCATCCATTTAGTTTAGCACCAGAGAATGCGTAAGCAACTTCTTCTGCGTGACACTTGACGTATCGTCCATGGACGCCATCGCATTACCTATTTTGTCATCAGTGCGAACATGGTCAAGGTATTCAGCAATTGCGTTATACACAGACCACCCATTAAATCCAAAGCTTCCCGCATTACGGTCGTTTAGATATATAGCGAGCACGCTGTCAAGAGTATCTTCTCTGTTTTTCTTCTGTCGAGATGACTCGTCTCTGCCTGCTGGGAAGACGCCATTTAAAACATCACTAAGTTTCTTGCTTCGCAATGGTGCGTTAATGCTTAACATTCGCTCGGCTTCGATGCGGAACTTATCGGTCCATTCCGTAGACAGCCGCAAAACAGTTCGTGCGTCATCTAATACTGTGTCGACATTGCGCGTGTGTCTAGCAGTGAACACGCGTTCTGCATTTCTCAAGCCAAGAACAACAGTGTTTTGACACACCGCCCTGATGTCGGTATTTGCGTACCTGATTGGCCACACGCCATCATGTCCTGTTGAAACAACTAGGTACCTAGCGATTTTGTCATTGACTCCTGCTGGGTCCACAAAGGTAGCGCCAAGCTCTATGGTCGAAAAAAACCTTCCACCACCCCTAAGCACGCCGACTGTGTCCATGACTGCATCACCAGGAGACGCGCCGACAACAGCCAGTGCACGTTCTAGCACTTCCCTGTTCTGGCGAACCACGTATCTTGTACCAACAGTCGCAATGGGGTTTATGGACCCATCGGTGTTCTGTCTTATAGTGGCACGACTGTCCTCGATAATGACGACAGAGCCGTCGGAATTGCGTATCAACTCTCCGGAATCGTCTACTGCGGCTACACGTGTTAACAGCACGTCATAGTCTGCCTCGGCTGCCTCAAGCATCGCCTCAAGGGTTTGAAGGCCTTTCATTGGGACACCAAGACGATGCCAGGGGATTACCCTGTCACCTCCTGTGGCATAAGCCATCTTGGCCTTGCCTTTTTCATTGAAATCCAGTTCATGACTCATATGTTTACCTTGAATTACAATAGCAGCAAGGGTTTGCTGTGGGCGCAAGATTTTCTATGGTAAGGGGGTTGCAAAGTTCTGGAACTCGTGTATATATTTACTGCATGCCCTGGCGTAGTGCCTGGGTCCTACCCAAAGGAAACTTAATGATTATTAAGCGAACCGACGCGGCGAAGACATCCGCGACTGATACGGCAGACACCGTAAAAATTGCAAGCACTGGAGTTCAAACTCTCGGCTCGTACCGTCAACAGACACAAGGCCTAACGATGAATGACATCGTTGTTATGTCATTGACACAGCCAGGTGCAGTGCTCAAGGCAACAGTCACACCAGAGCTTGCACAGGCAATGTTGGAAACAATCAACGGAGAGAACCGACCACTTTCTCAGAGCCGCGTAAAGCAATATGCGGACGTGTTATCACGTGGGCAGTACGTGTTCAACGGTGAGTCAATTCAAGTGGGAATTAAAAACGACAACAAGCTCGTTCTCTTAAACGGACAACATCGCCTTAGCGCATGTGTTGCATCTGGAGTGGCTTTCGATACCGTCTTGGTCTTGGGTCTCCCTCAGAACGTGTTCTCCACAATTGACCGTGGCAAGACTCGTAGTTATGCAGACGTGCTATCCGTTGCTGGGTACAAGAACACCCATAACATTCAGCCAGCCGCGCGCATCCTTGTAGCAATGGAGGCTGGATTCAGCCCAACCGTCCGCTCTACCTTGAATCTTGTTACCGCAGAAGACATCCTGCAGTACGTGAACACAAACCATGACCTTCTTCAGGAAGCACACCAAACTGCGTGTCGTATCAATTCTGTCGTGGGTGGGATTAACAGTGCGTGGGTAATCGCGTATTGCATCATGCTCCAAGACCGTCAGAAGGCAGGATACAGCGGTCACGAAGTGGCTCAGTTTTGTTATGCAGTAGAGACCGGTATTGGTCTTTCTCATGGCAACCCTGCCTTGGCACTTCGTCAATGGTTTGGACGTGGTGGCTCTAAGCGTAAAGGCCAGTCAGGCAAGAATGTTTTGGAAGCTGCGACTATCATCTCTACTTTTAACAAGTGGATTAATGGTGACCCGCTCTTGCAGGTACGTCCATGGGCATACGATTCAACCGACTTCCCAGCGGTATCGACGTCAATTCCTAGCTCAACAGCTGGATGGCATACCGCTTAACGCTGTGTAGCGATAATTGTGTCCGAGAGGCACGGTCGCTATAATAAGTTCTAGAGTGTGGGGCTGGTGTTGCTTAAAAGTATGCCAGCCCCACATTTCTTTTGGAGGTACATATGCCCGTAGAGTACGGACACGGACAAAAACAATATTCGGAACAAGACAGCTCTACTGTCGTTCAATACACCAAGTGGTTTGTTTTACATAACTATGAATACGTGATTCAGTATCGTGCAGGGATGTTCACTGTTCATGTTTACAACATTGAAACAAAAACAACCACCAAGTGTGATTCTGCTGAGACGCTTGAGGGTGCTTATCATAACGCTTACTGCAAGCTTAAGAAATTCGACCACACAACCAAATGACACGTCAGAGACTATTTCTAGACATGTCGTGCGTGGATGCAGCACGACAAAGAATGCGGCACGTATACGACACATTTGACACTGTGTGCGTACAGTTTTCAGGCGGGAAAGACAGTACCGCCGTTCTCTATCTGGCTAAAGAGATTCATGAGGAGCGCGGACTTGGGCCGGTAAAAGTTATCTTTCGTGACGAAGAGATGGTTTCGCCCACTGTTGTAAAGTTCATCGAAGAAGTTCGCAACTACGACTGGGTCGACATGGAGTGGTATTGCTTGCCGTCTGGTCAAGAGGTGTGGGTGCTTGGTCGTCGTGAGTACTGCTTGCTATGGTCGCCATACCGTCAATCACAAGGTCGCCTAGTTCGTGAGATGCCACCTTGGGCAATTACGGCTGAGGATTTTGGACTAATTCCGGGTGAAGTGCTGCCACAATCAATTGACTACTACACGATGCAGGGGAAAAAGGGTCGAGTGGCATTCATTACGGGCGTGCGTGCTAACGAGTCAATGATTCGCTACCGCTCCTGTGTGCAAAAACTTCACGAGAATTACATCGTTACTCCTTACAAGATGAAGAAAAACATACCTCTTCGGTTTGCTAAAGTTATATATGACTGGACAACAGATGATGTGCTTAAATTTATTACTGAAGAGCACGGTGCGTCGTACTGTGAGTACTATGACCTCGCTGCGCTTACAGGGTCTAATACCCGGGTTGGTATACCTTTGCATGCTGTGGCAATTCGAAGACTCAATGATGTCTGCCGTACGGAACCAGAGTTCTATGACCGACTATACGAATGCTTCCCCCATATCGACGCCCAACGAAGACTATGGGCAGACTACGACCTCGACGGAAGAATAATGCAGTATGCCTCGGGTGGCTGGGATGGAGTTCGACGTTGCATTGAGGACAACGTAGTTACGCCTGGTCTAAAGAAGCGCGCGATGGCTTACTGTGCTGAGTTTCGTAAGAAGAATGCAAAAGACCCACGGTCATACCCGCTACATTGGCTTGTTCGCAATCTCCTCATACATGAGTTCAATATCAACTCAGTGACCCCCATTGGTCCGGGAACGCGTGCCTACACAATTCAGGCAGAAATCAATGACTCAATTGACCGTCTTGATGAGATTGTTGATAGATGACGGCCCTAAAAACACCATTGCTTGCGATATAGAGAGTTGACCATTATCGTTCTCGGTAACAATCAGTTCTACATCCCCTACAGTCACGCCAAGGGCAGCCGCTAAAGACGCCCTGGTTCTTGCTATGTCTTGCTCGTAAGACGCAATTTCAGTAGTGAGCTCATCGTGAATATCCGCAAAGTCAACAAAGACGGCGGGCTTAACAGAAAGCTGTGCCAACGTATCTTCGGCCATTTGTGCCTTAACGCATCCGGTACATGAGATAACGCTTGTAGGGGCGTAGCGTTTGCGCACCTCAGTGTGGCCACAATCAAGCTTGTGGTGATATTCGACACTTCCCCAACCACCCGTCTTTACGATTTCAACAACGGTTCGCTGCGGTGCACTCTTCTTATTAATCTTCATCGTCTTCAAACATATCAACGATTATGCGTGAGAATTCTAGAAAAGCTGGAGTAATCCTGAAGAGCGCTTCACTCTTGTCGTTTGTACCGACGTATTCAATAAGCTTGTTTTCAAGCATGAAAAATATGTGCCACTCGGTTTCCCACTCAGCGTCATTCATCCATTCCATTTATCTTGCTCCGGCGTAAGCCTTCGGCAAGAAAATCCAGAACAAGCTGTTGATTACCATCATTAAATTCTACATCGCTACCTTCGGTTGCCTGATTCACTACATCACGCTTGGATTCAATGAGGTTGTAGATTTTTTCATCAATGGTGCCCTCTGCAAGAATATAGGTTGACATAACAGAGCCTTTTTGTCCAATTCTGTGGCAACGTGAATAGGTTTGGTCAACATCAGCGGGTGTCCATGGCATTTCAACGAACACAACATCCTGTGCTGCCGTAAGTGTGTGGCCTGTTTTTGCAGCCTGGATAGACAGCACTATTACGGGGGCCTCATCAATAGACGCCGTCTGAAAGATTCTTTTATTCTCTTCTACGTCTTCAACCTTCATGCCGCCCTGAATCTTTAGTCCTCCATACTTTTTGGATATCATGTCCACGATTTCTCTGTGGTGCGCGGCAACAACAACTTTGTCTCCAGCGGTTAGTTTTCCATCTATCCACTCGTTAACAGCATCCATCTTTGCCTTAGCAGCCAGTCTTCGGAGCACTGATATGCGAACTAGGTGTTCATTAGACTCTGTTTTGATACGGGCCACGACAGCAGCAGAATACGGGGACTTACCAAGTTCTTTAGCCAACTCTTTAGCACGATTGGCCATGTACTCGATAATGTCGTCTTCGGCTTTAACGTATTCCACCATAGCTGTAGCACTGGGTGCTACAACAATCTTTGAATGTCGGACCGGTGGTAACTCTTCAAGCACATCACCTTTAATGCGGCGAATATAACACTGGCTTCGGAGCATGTCGTTTAGTTCGTCAAGGTGTGCTGCTCCATCGATATGCCATTGTCCAAATCTGTCACGGAACGCTGCGCAGTATCGTCGGTAAAAACCCCACAGGCCACCAAACTTATTTAGTTGGCCTAGAATGTCGAGTTGACTTGCGTACTCTGCGGGTCGGTTGGTAATCGGTGTTCCGGTAAGACAAAGGACCAAACCATCCTTGGGGGCTGACCGTGCCATCTTAATAGCGGCTTTTGTTCGCTTTGCCGTTGGGGTCTTTGCGTAGTGTGACTCATCGAATACATATGAGCGATGTTCTTTCAATTGATTTTGCCAGTGGTCGATATTGCTATAACCAACAATGAGCACATCGTAAGTTCCTGGTTCTGGCATATCTTTGCGATTGGATACCGTTGCTACACGTCGTAGTGGCAACCACTTTTCATACTCCTTAGCCCAGTTCAGCACCAGCGTCGGAGGACACACGACTACGGCTGGATACGAGTCCATTACGTATTCCATCGTCGCTATGGCTTGCATTGTTTTTCCTAGACCCATGTCGTCTGCGATAAAACATCGTCTCGCGTTGGCGGCATACTTAACGCCGGCCCGCTGATATGGGAGTAGTTCTCCCTGGAGGCTCGGTATATCTATTTCTGCATCACGCGCGCGCGAGGCTGCTATGGTCTCGTTTTTACTTTTTTCCATTACAGCAGCAACGGTCATAACGCGCTCGGCTATCGGTTCGTCAAACTTGTTTCCCCATGCGATGGCGTCATGTATGGCAGCAAGTGGAACTCTCCATGCCTTTGTCGGTGGGTGCCATGTTACGGATGGCAACGATTTGACCGACCGGACCTTTACGGGGTCGTACAGGAAACTTAGATACACCCAATCATCATCGATGTATACACCCGCGGCTTTATTGGATGACTCCGGTAGGTTAAATTTGAGCACTTCGTTGTCAATCTGAAAAAGGTTATGCTCGGCAAACTCTCGAGCTTCATGGATACTTGTCATGGGTATTCGCCATACTTTGGCTACCTTGTCCCACTTTGCTCCAGGAACAGTTTTTACTTGGGCTACCTGCTCGGCGTCATACGGAAAAGAAGCCGCTAGATGGTCGTCCCATAAGAAGAGAGTGCTATTATCCATTTCGATAACGAGTCTAATACGATTACGAATGGAAAACAATGGGCGAAGAGCATTTTTATGACAATGAAGATATAGCGCGGTCATGGACCGAATTGCACACGTCTTTAGATGCTGGATACAAAAATGAACCGCAGTATGCCGAACTACTTCAGGCTGTTCGGTGGATGCTCCCAAGATTGATGGAACACATGTCGCAAGAGATATGGGCTGCTGGGTGGCTAGAGGGTCTCGACGAAATTCTCCCAAAAGATTTTCCGGCTATCGACATCGCGGCAAAACATCTAGGCAGTATTTGCACTTACTGGGATGGCAACGATAACAACGAAGGCGTGTGGCGCGACTATCAGTAGTCGTCTTCCCTGGGTGCTCCAACCCGTGATGCTGCGTTGCGCTTGCCAATCCTGATGGCTGCATCAACGCCTTTAGCGGTTATTTGTACGGAACCGTCGGAGAGCTCGACCACGTACCCGCAAGACAAAAGCGTCTTGATGCCTTTGCGCCACTTGTCGGTGCGCACTTCTCCAACGCGAAACCCGCGATAGTCCTCGAGCGTAAAAACGCCCGGTGAACGTGTTCTGCTAACGAAAGAGGCGTAGCTGAGAATATATGAGGCCCATGAATGCTTGGCAATGACTTTGTACGGCACTCCGTAGTCTGGATAACGAACAGCGTGTGGTATTTCATTATTATTCATGGTCGTAGTTTACAGCGACAACTTTAATCTCACACGGGGCTGCGAAGTTCATTCCTGGAATGAACGAGCAGACTGCGAGTGGAGTACCGTCTGGAACGAACGAAGTTTTTTGCTTTCTTGGAGGCGTAGCCCCAAGTAGCAAAATGCGTAGTGAGTGGAAGGTCGGTGCGGAGCGAGCGGGGCTAGCAAGGCAAAAGAAGCGACGGACGGGGGCTGTGATGGCAAAACAAAAGGGGCGCACCTTTCGGAACGCCCCTCTTTTGTAGAGTTTCTAAATTGAAAATAAAACTATGACCGCAAATACGGTAATTAGTGCTGACATCCCCCCCCTCTCATGGTCTTGGGTCAAAGTATGGGTCGGGAATGGTTGTATCCCATGGGCAGGGGTAGTGGTGATATTCACAATCAGGTATATCGTCACCCCAACTTTCGCCGACTTTCGCCGTGCAATAGGTAAGGCTTCCGAGCAACACCATCAAGAGACTCCACCGAACGCATGAGCGTACGAAGTAGTACATGATAATCCTTCTTCTAGGTCTCCACCCACCTTGTACCCTACAAGTCACAAGGACAAAAAGCAAACAACGTGACAAAAGTCATGCCGCGCAATTCTGAAAGAACTAAAAGCCGAGCGCAGCGAGTCCGAGGAACTGTTCCGCCTCTGGGTCTGGTCTCGTGATGCTCAAATAAAGATAGCGGGGCTGCGAAGTTCACTCGTAGAGTGAACGAGCAGGTTGCGAGTGGAGTTACGACTGTAACGAACGGAGTTTCTTGTTTGCTTTCGGGCAAAGTCCGAAGCAACAAGATGCGTAGTGAGTGGAAGGCTGTAACGGAGCGAGCACGCGGGGCTAACACCCCCGCGAAGACCCGATGCTGCGGCGGAACCCTGACACACCCCCTTCTTCCGCACTATAACTTGCGAACTCTGAAAAGTCAAGTCTTTTTTCTCGCTTTCCGTGGTTTTTTTACTATTTTTGCCACGCATAGTGGTCAAAAAAGAAAAACAAGCCGAAAAGTTCCTCGACTGCGCCCCCGTGCTCGAGCTGGGCTGAGCCATCTGGGGCAGTAGCCCCGGCTACTGCCCCAGATTAGAAACAACGGTGGCGGAAGACGGGCTGCTGGGCTGACTTTTAGGAAACACTAGACACGCCAAACGACCCGTGCTGCCTACTGGGTGTTCTCATCTAGCGAACACGCTTTCGCCTCTCTGAGGGCTTCTCAGGTGGCTATGAGAGGTGTTTAGGGGCAGCGCAAAGCCGCCATTCCCAACCAAGAACAGCGGCTTGTTTAGTACGCTACGGAAAGTAGCGCAATGATGGCTAAGGTGACGATGGCAGCACTCATGGCATACCTAATACGCCAACCGAAAGCAATGCGGGGTCGCACTCATGCTGAGTTCCGTTGCTGTCCTCAACGATTAGAACCTCTCGTCGTGGTGGCTCTGTGCCGCACGGGTATTTGGCTGCCTTGTGCCAACCTTTACAAGCGCAGCGCTCGCATACCGAGTCCCATGTTTCGGAGTCTCGCCACCATAAGTGGGTGTCGTAGTTGGCTATCATTTCCGCAACCGTTCCCACAAAGGGTATCGGCTCGTTGATGGTGTTGATTATTCGCATAGGGGCGACTGTACTGGACAACGCAGCAGATGTCAAGTGTTGTTTGTCACACAGACCGGAGCGTCTTGATGAAGTTTCGGCGGCAGCACCTCAACCACCCGGCATCTCAACCCCCCGGAACTGAACTTGGGTTATGTATTAGATAGCGGGGCTCACGACCCTCGTGATGGCACTTTTGCGACGGTGGTGGAAGACGGCTGGGCTGGAAAAGCACAAAGCCCACCATGCAGGGGGCGCACGGTGGGCTTCGGGTTAGGGAATGGGTTGGTGGGTGTTACTGTCGTGGAGAAAGTAATGCAGCGAGTCCGACTGGGTGGTCGTTCCCCATGCGGCTGCGAATTTCTGCGTCTACCACTGCAACGATGAGGTTGTTCTCTTCGTTTTCTTCGTAGTCTGCACTGAGACGGATAATCTCATACAGTTCTACTAGCGTCTTACCTTTGGCAAGTTGTTCTGCTTCTGTCTTTGTCATTATTTTTTCACCCCCTTGGTTATGGTTACACCTTATAGGGTGCAATGCACAATAGCAACATGACATTCGTCACGGCGACTTTGAGCCACAACCCAACGCCGAGGCAGTTGCAACGAAACCTGCCGACTGGACGACCAAACCTGATGCGAAAGCAATAGTCCCGTATCCCCAAGATGGGTATACGGGGCTAACGCGAGGAAGAAGCCATCGCACGTGCGACGAAGGGTTGCGCTAAGCGAAAAACTGCAATAGACTTAACTTTCGCTTGGTTTTCACCACTTTTAGTGAACTTTTTGACCGTCCGACCACGCACAGTGGGCGTTTCTCAAAAAACAAAGTTGATAATCCGATGTCGTACGTCGTGAAGAACTCAGATGCCAGACATCAACTGGGTCATCTGCGGGGCTGGTGACCCAGTCTCATTTCGACGGTGGCGGAAGACGGGCAAACAA